TACGACAGGTCCACCTCCGTCAATAGTAACGAAAAATGGATCACTCTCTAAGGATGTTACTTTAGTTTGCAAGTTATCGGCTTTCTCTTTGTTATCCTTCGCTTGAGCAGAAGACGTAGCAGCAATTGTACGTTGTTGAAACGCAAGGGGATGAGGACGTACTACTGGTCGTCTAGCCATACTAACACTTCCACCTGCGAAGGGCTAATGCTTTACGGGTAGGCCTACCTTTACTGTCCTTCATCGGTCCTTTGTTACCGCTCATACGAGCACAGAAAGAACGCTTACGAGGACCTCCTCCGGGTTGTGGGGCTTTTAAGTTAGAACCAGTAGCTCTGTTATACTTAGCTCTACCCTTTGCAGTGAGTCCACCCTTACGACTTTTTTCACCCCTGCCTATAGACAACGATACACCCATCTTACTTCTTCTTCTTAGGGAACCCACGCTTCATATTAGCGTACGCTTTAGGAGTAATGGTTGACTTATTTTTACTACGGCTAATGCCTAAGCCTTTTCTTTTATTTATGTTTTTATATAAGCTCATTATCGTTTAACTAATATTTCCATCATGCGGTCGAGTTTGTTGTGCATCTCATTTATAGCAGTCTCTACTTTACCTATTCTATTTTCCACGGCAGCGTCTCGTTCTCGTTGAGTAGCAAGCTCTACCTCTATCTTAGTAAGTCGTTTATCGCCAATGTCTAAGCGTTCTATAACACGTTTAACAATCCACCCTATAACGCCTAGACCTATGACGAATGCGGTGTTGAGAAGACTGGAGAAAGAGTCGATCATCTTACGTTACTATATTTAATACTCCTGAATTATTCCAAACATCCCCAGCGGATAGACCAGATGCAGAAATTGGTAATGCAGTTAATTTTAAACCCTGTTTTATTATAGTATTACAATTAGTATCAAATATTACAGCTTCAACAGTAGAAGTTCCCGCATCATTTTGTTTAACTACACGAAAACCTACATCTGTACCTGTATTCCCATCAGGCATTCTAATGATACCTAAATTCCAATTCTGATCCGTTAAAGATTTAAATGTAATAGCAGGGGATTCGTTTGATTTCGTTAATGCTAAATTAGCACCAGCTGGTGTGTTTACGTGTAACGCTGCACCTTGAAATCGCTCAGTAGTTTGTATTCCTACTCTACCACTTGAATCAATATTAAAAGCTGCATCAGTAGCAGTGATCTTATCAGCTGTTATTTGATTATCTGCTATATGTGCGGTATCAATACTACCATCTACATAGTGTTCACTGTCTATAGAATCGTCAGCTATCTTAGTACCGTCTACTGCGTCTGCACCGATCTTAGTATTAGTAACTGCACCGTCTGCTATCTTACTGGCAATGATTGCACCGTCTGTTATCTTACTAGCAATGATTGCACCGTCTGTTATTTTCGTGGTTGATACAGTACCGTCAGTTATCTGACTACCTTCCAATAAACCCTCAAGCTGTAAAGACACAGACGCAAACTCACTAGCTTCTTCGGCAAGATAACGGGTGTGTCGATAAGCTCGGTCTAGCTCGGCTTCAGTTAACACCGAACCGTTTACAAAATCCACAAGGTCATCATTGGGTTGACTCTTCCTCCGAACCCTAACTGTTTCGCCTCCACTAGCTGCTATGTTTAATACAACCTTTTGCTCTGGGGATGTTGTTATAGTGAAGTCGCTTGGAAGTTTTTCTATACTGTTTATAAAAACCTTAACATGTTCGTCCTCTAAGTACGGAAAGTTAAAAGCAAAATCTGTTTGTCCGGCTTTTGCGGTGTAGTCTACGTAGGTGTTAGCCATGATGATATATATTATTAATTATTGAGAGAGAAGAGCAAGTCCTTAGTCTAGTAGCGTTACATTTAAAAGTTTGTTTTTAAAAGTTCATCTAAGTCGTTTCTTCCTAAAGTTCTTTCTACTGATACAGGTGTACCCGTAAAAACGGTTTGGCCTCTAGCGGAATCAATTACTTGCTTTAATGTTTTGTGGGGTCCGTACTTATTGTAATTTAAAGTGCCTACTTCGTTTTCTTCTTCGCTTATAAATTCTTTTAATAAAACTTTATCTTTCATCATGTTTTTAGCTGCAGCTTTATAAGCTTTTGTGAACGCAGTATTTAAAACTTGTAAAGCAGGGTTTGAAACAGAGCCTATATCTGCTGTGCCTGTTCTTTTTCTAGAGCCTTTTAGCCACGCTTTTCTCCATTTTTTGTTTTTAATAATTTCTATAATCGTTTTATCTACATTTAATTTTTTAACTTCTTGGTTGAATCTGTAATGTAAAGATACTCCGTTATTATCTATGAACTTATACATATCGATTCCGCTGATTGTAGGGAACTTATTAGGTGGTTTAATTAACTGCCCATCTCCTTCTATGTCTTTTTTATATACTTCATCAAAGGCGTTTAATTCTTCCGACCTTTCAGGTGCCCATCTAATAAAAGTATTCAACCAAGTCTTAGGAGATTGCATATCATGACCAAAGTGGTCTGTCTTTTTATTACCTGTTGGGTTGTGTCCTGTTATTTTATAAGCTGTCCTGTCTTGCCAAGTTCCTCCTTTAAGTTCTTCAACGCTTCCTTTTTCAAAAAACAACTTTAATACTTTATTTATTTGAGATGGCATTAAAGCGAAGGAACCTAACCAATCGGCAAGCACTGAATTTATGTTGTCATCTTTCCCGGTCAATATTCTGTCAATAGACTTAATACCTCCAGCCACTGGGACTTCCCTGAAAAGTTCTGCTATTGATCTTAATACAAAACCTAAACGATTTTGGTCTTCTGTTAAAATAGGTTTCCCGTCTTCACCTGTAAAATCTTTCATTAAATCGTAGTTAGCCATATCCGCCCCTATAGCAAAAGCTACAGACAAAGGAAATAACTCCCTGTATCCCCATCCCTCTATTGTGTTGGATTTTGCTTTAGGGTTTTTATACTCAAACTTCCTACGCTGTTCTGGGGTCATCCAAGCTAAAGTCCCCAAAGCAACCCCAGCTGCACCCATGCCGTATCCCGCAGCCATCATACCGCTTCCCATCAAAGTGTCTGTTATAGCATCTCTATGGTATGCTATCCTTCTTCCTTTTAATTCTTTTATCCTTTGCTCTAGTTCTTCTTTTTCTTTTTGTAACTCCTGCCTTCTTTGAGGTGTAGTCTCTTCGTTTGCTATGTAATTATCTTTATCTCTAATGTCTCCTTCTACTTTTTTAATCCTGCGGTTGTAAGGGTTTCTAATAGCTTGTGTTGCTGGTATTATAGGAACCCCTACACGTATCGAACGACCAGCACCTCTAGCAACAACCGTCATTATAGGAGCAAGTAAATGTATCAGTGCACCCGCAGCTGGGTTATCTTTTAATTGTTTTAATTCCTTAACAAACCTTAGTGCCGTATCAGCTATAGGTTGTGCTATCTCGGTTGGGTCTAAATTAGCTACATTAGAATCAAACAGCAGTTCTTTATTAATGGTATCAGTCGCAGTGGCGTTTACACCTTCTTGACTTAATATTTCTATTCCTTGATCCTTAGTCCATTTTTGTTTGTAAAGATCAGCAGCTAATTCACGAGCTCTCTTAGGGTCATTAGGTATAGCTTCAAAGGCATCCTTCCATGCTTCGGACATAAGTTCCGATCTTAATAACTGTCTTCTGAAAAGTTCGTCTATAGGCATAATACCACGCAGTGGAAGCTTTAGTAATTCGTTCAACATTTTACCAATAGGCATACGAGCAAATATATGCTGAACTCCCGTAACTTTTTCCCCTCTTAACCTTTTTCGTCTCGCTAGTTCTTGGGCAGCCTCAAACAACTTCTCAGGGTCTCCTAGCGAAATATCTCCAGTTAATCTGTTAGCTCCTGCTGCACCTGTTGCACTTTCTAAATTCTTAGCTGTCATAGCTACAGCTCTTCCTGTTCCCCTCCAATTCCTCAGTCCCTCTACAAGGCCGTGAGTGTTAGCTATTAAAACTTGTAAAGCACCTATCTGAGTGCCTCTGTATTTTTTAGTGGTCATCAGGTTAGCGATGGGTTCAGCCCCTAGTTTAGCAAACTGCTTGAACGTACTAGATATTCCCCCTAGAGCACTAGCAATAACAGAGCTAGTCTGCCATATCATTGCGTAAACCCTGTTATTACCCCACCCCTTAAAGAACCTAGATAGTTTAGTCTCAACATCTCTTTGTGCAGCAAGCATCGCTTGTTTACGTACGGATTCATATATCCTTTCTTCTCTAAAAGAATCTTGAGCTGCGTCTATATCCTTCAGCTTGTCACGCATTCTTTTATCGGAGTCTCGTATCTCTTGTCTAATCTTATCCGTACTTCTGACTTTCTGTGGACCAGTAGGTTTAGGCTCTAAGTGTGCTCTCATTTCAGACACTACACCCCTACCCTCCATCTCAGCTCTTCTAGCTAACTCTTCTTTAAGTTGTTTTTTCTTTAAAGCCTCCACTTCTAACTCATCGTAGAACTTAATCTTTTCTTGCGTCTCTACCAGTACGGGATCAGTTTCTTCTATCTTCCTGCCTGCTCTTTCAGCTGCCCTTCTATCTAAATCATCGTCATCACCTAACCTTGCTCGTCTTTCGTCTAATCGTTTTTGTGCGATAGCTCTTCTTTTACGAATAGACTCTAACATCTTAGCTTCCTGAAATTCTTCAGTCATTTCTAATCTAGCTCTATCAATCTCATCAACACGCTTACGCATATTGCTTCTAAGAAAAGTGATGTCTTTATTAACCTTCTCCAACTCACCTGAAACTTTAGTAGGTCCTTTAGGTTTAGTTATCTCAGCTCGTTGCTGTCCAAGCGGTCCTGTTTCTACTTTAAGTAGTCTAGCTCGTTCTTTTAACGCTGCTTCTAATTTTAAAGCGTCTGCTTCATTAGCTTCGTGAAACTTTATTCTATTCTTTAAATCTTCTATTTCAGCGTCAGCTTCTGCTTTCTTAGGTTTATCTTTAGGGCGTATTTTGTTTATATCACCAAACCTTTTCTGCAATTCTTTAAGACGCTTCTCTAGCTGTGCCTTCTGTTTAGCCTGTGCTTTAGCTACCTTATTAGGGTCTTGTAAAGATATGTCAGACTCAATTACTTGTTTTTGTAACAGCTTCTTTGTTTTGTTATTTACTTTCCGTATCGTAGACAGGTACGAAGCTACTTCCTTTTTATTATTCCAATCCGGAGTTGGCCCCACTTCTTGTCTTATCTTTGCTAAGTCTCCCTCTTCAAGTAACTCTAAATATGTTTCAAGCTTAGATTCTTCTTGTGCGACCTGCTTGGCTTCTCGTTTACCTGTAGCGTAAAAATCTAACCTGTTCTGTATATCTATCTCTTCTTGAGACTTTTCCTTACCTTTCTTAGCTTTTTGCTCTGGTCTTAAACCCGAAAATTCTTGTTGTGCTTCTCTTAACTTCTTCTGTAACCTAGATATTATAACTTCTTGCGGTATCTCTTTAGGTTCTTTTTCTACCGCTTCTTTTAGTTTGTTTTTAAAATCTTGAGTAGCTTGTCTATCAAGTTCTTGTCCTAATCTTTTAAAGCGAGGTCTTACATCTAAAGCATCCTGTATGTTTTTAAATAAAGTAACATCAGCTTCGTTCTCTATTGTTTGCCTTAAAGACTTCTCTACATCACTCCAAGCGTCACTCTCCGCCCCAGCTCTTTCACTAAGTACTGTTTGGTAGTTATATTTAGCGGCATCTTGTCTATGTGATTGTAACCCTCTAGCTACTAAAGTAGACATTGGATCACTAACTTTTTGATTTAACTTCCTTAAAAATACAACTTCATCTAAAGCAATCTGCAAAGCCCTAACATCTTTGTTACCACCCTCCCTAAAAGTGTGTATTGATTTTGTAAATATGGAAATAGAATCATCGTAAAGTTTTTTACCTTCTCGGATAATATTAGCACCTTCAATAGTTGGTACATCTCCCCCTGAAAAAGCTGCTTTAGTTCTGTCTATTAAACTCTGTAATACATTATCTCTTTTTAATACTTTAGGTGTAGGTACTGCTTCGGGTTTAGGAGCTTCAGGCTTCTCAATAGGTTCTTGTTTAACTACAGTCTCAGGCTCTTTAGCTGTAGGGGGTGCTGGCTCTCCTACTGCCGTAGGTTCTTCTACTTTAGGCTGGACTGCTGGTTCTTCCTCTACGACTTTAGGTTCCTCAACCACCTCTTCCTCAACTTCTCTAAGTTTTTCATCAGGTGCATCTAACTCTTCTTCGGTTAAAGTCTGTTCTTCCTCAATAGGTTTAGGGTTAGCTTCCGCTTCGTCAACTCTAGCATTCTCTTCCTGTATCTCCTCTTTAAGTTGTTGGTTTAATTCTTGAGCTTCCTCTAATTGCTTTCGCTGTTTCTTTAGTTTAGCTATCTTGGCATTCTTTTTTGCAAAGTTAGTAAATACCCCAACATCATCAGCTTCCTTTTGTATTTCTTTGTTGATGTCGTCTACCTGCTTAACTAATTCACCGTCCATTAAGTCAGTAAGTTTTACAGCTTCAGCCCTCCCTGCCTTACCTTTGGTCCTCCAGTAACTGAACAAACCAACACCTCCATGTAAAGCTGTATTTAAAGTTGCACCTACTCCTGCTGAAACTAATAAATCTCTATAAACACCTTCTTTGACGTTACCCGCTTCATCGAATAAATCTTCTTCTTGTAGAAGCCCAGAAACTGACTGCCTGAAAGCAGACTCTAGTAAGCCTATAGCAGCCCCGCTAACAAGTTTCTCCCCTCCCTTTGTTACGATGTTTCTGTAAGAAAACTTACTTCCTGTTTTTGGTTGTAGGAATTTAAACACAGGTAAGCCGTCTATGACCTTAACAACAGGACTAGCATTAAAAACACCAGCTGCAAATACTTCTGATATCTTGAAAGCTTTCTGTGATTTGTAATGCTGCTGTATCTTTTGGTTGGCTACGTTAGATAACGCACCAACTGTTACCTCTCCCGCCCCGAAACCTAGTAATCCTAAAGGAGTACCTTTGAGGAGTCTTGTAGCTTTAGAAGCTGCTTTAGCTCTGTTTAACCATTTAAGATAAGCGATATTACTCGCTATAGGAGCGGTAAGTTCAAAGGTAGTTCCTATAGCTAAACCAAACCACTGTTCGCTTGTAAACTCTTCACCAGCACTTTGTTCTTGCTGTTCTGTTGTAAGTTGAGTGTTTGGATTAAGAAGTTCACTTACCATAATATCTCCCGCATCTTCATACGGAGCTGGTAATCTTTCTTCTAACGGTACTGTAGATTCGTCAACTTCCTCCTCTTCAATTTGAGGTTTACTATCACCGTATTTACTCTTTCTTAACTCTTCAAAAGTAGGCATATTATAAAGGTTTCCTAGGTCTATCTATTAAATCTAACTGCACAATACCGAATGTTAGTAAATCTTCAACAGTGGTAATTCCTAACTCAATGTATTGTTCTGCTATTTCTTTTTCTTCAGTAGTCAGTTGTACACCATCTGTATCTTTAGTTAAGATGTCAGCCCATTCATTTAATTTAATTTCAGCTTCAGACCTACTGCCAAACAACACAACATCATCTGTATCTAATTCTAACTCAGCTACTTTCCGAACTCCATCCCTACTGTACCTAGATAAACCAAAGTTATAATATGAAAGTCTTTGTTGATTTATGAAATTTTTAGCCTCCATATCTATCCTGTCATCTTCTATAGTTTGACGCTTTATAGAACTTACAGGTGCTCCTCTTTTAACTCGCATTAAAGATTCGTAAGCTAAGTTCTTCCCCAATGTCTTTAGTTCTTTAGTTCGTACTTGTTTAATACTAACATCTAAATCAGCCCTATCTACTTCTCCCTCGATAGTAATTTTGCTTTCAGGCTTCATTTCCAACACATCTTCTTTAGCTTTAACAATGCGTAACCAACGCTCTTTCTCTTGTTGCTCTAGTTCGTTTACAAGCTTAATGATTTCTTTGTCGTCTTTTGGTGCAGCGTTTTTTAAAGCTTCTTGCACTCGCTCTGTAGCACTGCGTTGAAACTCTCGACCTGATGTACCCTTATAAATTTCTTCAACCTCAGCTTCAGTACTTGTGTAAACCTCGGCAAAATATGTTTCTGTTTCATTCTTAATCATTTTACCTATAGAAGAACCAACACCTTTGTAGTAGGTAGAGTTCAGTACAGCACCTCTTTCTTCCGCTTCTATACCTAATTGATCTAGCGTGTCCCAAGATACATAATCTTTCTTTTGGTTTAATATAAAATCTTTAACAGTAGGTGGTTTATCCGTCTGACCTTCAGCCCATTCTAAGAACTCTTCTTCTTGTTGCTTCTTATAATCATCAGATAAATTTAGCGGTTGACGAGGTCTTACTATTACATCTTCCCTGATACTATTTAACCTAGTCCTATTACCTATGTATAGTTCTAAAGCAAGATCAGGAGCGTCTTTTGATTGAGAGAGTTCAGATAATTTATTGTCGTACGAAGCTACAGGATTACTAGATTCCACAATAGAGGAAACTACCTCATCTAAAGCTTTTGGGTTATTTTTTAACTCGGCACTCAAAGATTGTAAACTAGTTTTTAAAGCCGAAAGTTGGTTAGGTTCAACAGCCCCTCCGAACTTCTGCTTTCCATACAAACCAATTAAAGCAGATTCATAGAAACCCGCAAAGTTCTGTTGCTGCGTAGTTTTAGATACTGTTCCTTGTTTTGACTCATCGGATTCTAGAGTTGTTATAAAATCATTAATACTTTTAATAGACTGAGAAGAACCAAACACAGGCCTACCTTTAACTTTCATTAACTCCATAGCAGTAACAAAAGTCCTAGCATCTTTAAATTTATCTTTTGTTATTAAGGTGTCAAGCTGTGCCGTGTACCCATCTAAGAGTATTTTCTGTCTAGTAGCTGGGTCAGTTATTCCTTGCTCCAACATTAATTTTTCTCGTCTTTCCGCTATAAGTTCTAGACCAACAACATCAATCGATCCAGTACTAGTAGCACCTTTAAGCTCACTTATTAAATCCTGACCTTGAGCTGCTTCAATAAAATTCTCTCTATTCTTTTCGTAGTTATTTAATAAATTAGCTTTCACACCGGGAACAATTGAGTTCCATAAAGCCTTGGAAGCTAAGCTATCAGCTACATCTCCGCCTAGTTTTTCGCTTAGTGCTTCCCATTCTTTGTTAATAGCTTCATCTATCGCTTGTGATGTTTGTTCCCTCTTTGTGTACTTCTGTACATCTACTAAGGAATCTGCTTGTTGTTGTAAACTAGGAAGTGTAACTGTATTTAAGTGCTGCTTCAACAACACCTGATCAAATTTCTCTTGTTCTCTTTGTTCCTCTTGAAACTGTATAGCTTGAGCTTCATCTATCTGTTGCTCCCTAACTAGCTCTTGTTTCCTAAATCCTAAATAACTTTCACTTAACTTCCCAAACTTACTAAGATCGCCTGCAAACTTTAATATTTTAGCTGTACCTACTTGTGGCTTAGGTGCTTGTAGTTGCGTTATTCCGTATTGATAGCCCGGTAGACCGACAGGTTTAACACTAGGAGCCTCACCTAATCCTTGGACTTCTACTCGTTTCTTAGTTGTCATTATCTCCCCCCTATCGCAAGTGGTCCACGAGCTGGTAATGTATATTGATCTGTGTCTGGCATATAACTAGAAGTTCCCATGCCTGTCTTAATATAAGCAGGGCGTGATGTGTTTTGAAAACTTTTACCCATTGAGTAACCTCTCATGCCCCCTTGTAAAATATCTAAGCCCATACCTAAAACACTTGGCTCATCTTTGATTGGATCGATGATCGGTCTACTTAATCCCATTATCTCTTGTTGAGATGCTAATCCTAATTGCTCAAGATTTAAACCGTGACGTAAAGCATATAGTTTATCTTGAGATGTAAGGGCTGCTACTTGTCCAGCTTGTTGCCTGATATAATCATCCATTAATGCTTGAACGGACAACCCAGATACACCTGCTTCACCCGCAGCTACTACCGCTTTAGATGTTATAGCCTCACCAGCTTTCGCTACTCTACCTTTCTCTTGGCGTATTGTTTCTTGTTGTTGTTGTCTTTCTAATATAGCAGCACTTCTTTGGAATCCTGCTTTACTCTCAGCAGCAGTTATAGATTGTGCTTGTAACCGACGCTGCATCTCATTCTGTTGAAGCTGTGCTTGGTACTGCATACGGGCTTGTTGCCTAGCACCTATAGCCTGTGCTCCA